TATATTTTCAATTGCGGTTTTCAAATTGCGCATTATTACTAAGCCCGATCGAACTCTCTCCAGATCATGATCAAACGTCCCTTCATCAAATGCTAATCTCACTGTTCTATTTCCAACAATAATAGTTAATGTATGAGTGCCGCGCGCATACCTATTCTGCTTCCCTTCACTTACCTTGGCGTCCTTAAGATTTAATATAGAATCATCCCGGACCACATCCCTCTCCATTTTAGTATTATCATCATAAAACTTCAGGGCTTGTCCTTCTATTTTAAAATATCTTTTGCCCGAGCCCAGCTTATTTTCGTTTTTTTTGAAACAACGTCCTATGGGGGGAGATTGAGGGGCTTGCATACTACCACCCTTCATTCTTTTATTTATTGGATGCCTATGCGTTCTTTTTTTTCGTTTTGTCTTTTTAATTCTTTTTTTATTTTTCTTCAAAGATCTTCTTTGAAGGCCGGGTTTCATTTTACTTTTGTTTTTCCGTTTCTTTGGCATATATATATATATATATATATATCATTCATTAATATATTTAAAATTTGATGAATAGATACGGTAAAACAGTATCTAAAAGTAAATGATTCGCGAACAAGATAATTCTGCGTGTAAGAATTTCATTAATCTCATCATTACTTTGGTGACGATGGTGGGTCTATCTTTTGGGAGTTATACGTTCTGTACATGGTATGGATGTAATTCTTGGACAAGTTTTATGAGAGCAGATTTGATATGCAACGCTTGTGTTGATGCTGCTTATCATCTCAAAAATTACCAAGTCGCGCTTTACGGTTCTATGTTCTCTCTTATTACTTACAAAATGACAAGTCTTGTGAACAGAGCAAGCGCCCCAACAAACACATTTATCTTTGAAGATTATTCATTGGGAATTAATTCTCCGCGCCAATTGAATGTCAAAAAATAATATTTTCTAATGTATATGCCAAAGAAAGGTAAATCCAAAGCAAAACCCAAAGCAAAACCCAAACCAACAGCAGACGAAAAACACGACGCCACAATACATAAAATGACCGCAAAGGCACTGGGTTTAACGGATGAGCAATACACGGAATACAAAAATATAAAAGAAAAAGAGATCCCTAAAAAACTTGTCCACGCCACTCCGGGGAAAGAGCGGGCCGCATGGAATGAATTGCGATGCTTTATCGATGCTGCCGATCCATTATTACATAGAAAAATAAAAATTAGTGATATACATCGCCGCTGGATGGCCCGTGGAATTAGGGGCCTGGATTTCCCTGAAGAAGTAATTAAAAAGATAGCTGAAGAGGGTCATTTTACTGGCCTGAAACATTTAGAAACGATAAAAACAAGAATGAATGAAATTGAAACAATCGCGAAGCAATCATCCAGTAGTGAGCAGGGCAAGCTGACAAATAGTGGGCAGAGCAATCTGACAAATAGTGGGCACAGCTATCTGACAGGCAGTGAGGGGGAAATTTCTACTCCCCCTCCATCGCCCCCTCCATCCCCCAGAAAAGCACAATCCACGAAACCATCCGGAAAGAAGAAACCATCTAAGAATAAATCTCCCAAGAAGAAGAAGAAACTATCCAAGAAACCACGTCGGCGGAGAAGATCTCGGGTCCGCAATTAAGTTTAATATTTTCTCAAAAGTTTAATTTTTAATTTTTTATATCAGAAGAATAAATGACATTCTTTTTTCATCAATTAAAGAATTTCATTCAAAATGATCCTTTATCAGATTGGTTGACACATGTTCATCTGGTATTTAATTGTTTTGAACCAGATCCCCAAACCACATTTCAGGAGGAAATTGATGAAAAGAAATCATTATATAAGAAAGATTTCTTTGGCTTCCTGAAACAATACAAGGAACATGTCTTTTACAAGGATTTAACCTCCGAGCAAACAAAAGAGGTAATTGATGCGAATGAAGTTTGTGTATGTATTCAAAGTGAATTGTATCACACAGATTTTGATATCCTTGTGAAACCCGATTTAATAATTCATCGTGATATTTTCAAGAACATCTTTACAGAGGTTGATGATTCAGATTTACCGGAATATATTGTGATTGATATTCTTTATAAAATCGTTCAATTCAATGCTGATAAAACGGATATTCTGAATCAAGGTAGTATTTTTTATCACAAATGTAAGATGCTAGTCGCATCTCAATGTCTCAATCCTGATCAAAGACGAGGCTATATTTTCGCGAAAGAATATCGTCATCGTGACAAAACTTTAAGAAAGAAAGAATGTATCGGAATTATATCTTTTACGGAACAGATGGAAGATACAATACAAGGAGCATTAGACTGGCTCTCCAGATTATCCAAAGATCATCATAACTGGATTGTGGAACCGAAACCCTCTGTCAAGGAATTGTATCCGAATATGAATTGTAAGACAGGTTTGTGGACAAAGGAAAAAAAGAGAATTGCGGAGTCAATTAAGGAAATTACATTAGTCTGGAATATATCATATCAAAAGCGATGTATTTTACTTGACAAAGGCATTACAACATGGGATGATCCAATTCTCTTACACAATATTTATCCGTATGAAGTCAAAGAATCTAAACGGGAATTGATTCAGGAAAAGATGATTCATATCAATACCCAAGAAGAATTAAAGATTCAACCACGAAGAATTAAGAATCCAGAATTTATTCAGCATATCAAGGATCAAGAGAATTCAATCATTCTTGATATTGAGAGCGTTCTGAATTTAGATGAAAAGGAAAGTTATTTCACAGATGATATACAAGCGAATGATACACCAAAGATATGCATTATAGGAACAATTTTATTGAATGAAGATATGATCTTCAAAGATTTCACGATTAAATATTTGACCAATGAAGAAGAGGAAGTCATCATCAAATATTGGTTGAATTTCTTGAAGAAGTATTTTAAGGATACAATAAAGATTTATCATTGGGGCAATGCTGAGAAAGTGTATTTGGAATATATGATGAAAAAGTATCCTGAGTTAAAGTATCCAAAGTTTGAACTTGTTGATCTCGTGAAATATTTCAAGGAAGAACCTATCACAATACAAGGATGTTTCGGATATGGGTTAAAAGAGATTGTAAAACAATTGTATTCATTTAATTTGATAGAGAATCAATGGCAAGATGATACTGATGGTTTGGAGGCAATGATTCAAATCATGAAAACATCAGAGGAAGCGGAACAAAAGCGCATCCCATTGAAAAGATTTACGGAAATAAAGAAGATCATTTACTACAATTACATGGATTGTCGTGTGATTATAGATATTTTAGAATTGTTACAAACGATGGTTTAAAAAAATCTAAGTATATATATAAAAATGCCACATGATTCGCTGATTCGCACCGCTCTATTTCCGGCCTCCTCAGGCGGCCGGTATAAAAGTTGTAAAAGACGTAAAGATATTGAGAAAAGAAGTAAACGGTCTTCTAAAAGAAGATATAATAAGAAAAGAACTTTTAAAAGAACTTTTAAAAGAACAAAGAGAACAAAAAGGATACAACGAAAAAAAGAACGCAGAAGAAATAAAAAAATGAAGGGTGGTATGCAAGCTCCTCGGGCTCTGCATCCAGTACAAGCAACACTATTGACCCCCATTTCATTACAAAATAGCTTTGTAAAGCCCGCCTTCGCCGTATCCTTGTATTCAGGATACGGCGCCGATGTATTTAAAGTAGATGATAATAAGGTTGTCAAAAATACAAAATATAATGAAGTAGATTATTTTGATAAAACACATTTCACTGATACATTTTTAAAAGAAGTAGCAATAATGGAATCTTTAAATGATTGTTCACCTATGATTTCACCCACAATTTATGCGTATGATACTAGTAATACTGAAGAACATTCGATTTTAATGGAATATTTAGAAAATCAAGAGATAACTGATACAAAATTATTTAGTAAAAATGCTTTTAAAGCATTGGATATATTACATGAAAGAGGATATGCGCACTGTGATATCCACGCGCGCAATTTTGTTGTGACAATTGATAACGGTTTTAAATTTTTAGATTTTGGTTGCGGTTCAAATGCAACATCAACAACAAGAATATTCCCTACAATGGGCCATGAGTTTGAAATTCCTAAATTTATAAAGGATATGGCGGATTGGGTTGTGGAAGCAACCCAAATCAAATTCATATATTCATCAATTAGAGATTTAGAAATTTTAAAATTTTGCGATATATTATGTTTAATGCATGAGATTTTTAGAATAGATCCCGATATTTTCCGCGATTTTGAAAAAAAATTGGTTGATTGTGAATCTTTTGAAGATTTTGTTTCTTTATATAATAATTTTCGTAGTATGATTGATTTAGTTGATTATAATGGATTTGAAGGTTTTAATTTTACAATACCAAATTTATGTGTCGATCAATTACTTTTTAAAAACGCAATTAAAGGAGTCTTCCCCGGTTCAAGGGAAGTAGTATTACCAGCCTTGATACAACAATTATTTACAAAAGAACAACAAGAAAAAATACAAGCAGATCTTAATATACTTATAAGTACCGAATATGTCGAGTATTTGAGGCATAAAAATGGTACTGTAATCATTATAATGAATAAATTCCCATTGGAGGTAAATATGTTTTAAGTTTAAAAAGATTTACGGAGATTAAGAAGATCATTTACTACAATTACATGGATTGTCGTGTGATTATAGATATTTTAGAATTGTTACGAACGATGGTTTAAATAGACCATTTTGTTAATGCACAAGCAATAGAAATAATGAAGGCTCGATGAATGAAATATTCCTCTATCGGAAATAAGAGAGGATACACTAGCCATACAAGACCTAATAATTTACGTTCGTCTTGAATAGTATAATTAGAAAATAGATGATAAATCGCCAATACAATGATATAATTTATAATCCATGGTTTATTTGGTTTAACAAGAACACCTCTCTTAATTTTAAAATCCCGATAATCAAAGGTATACAACAAGTAAAGAATACCAATCAGAGGCAACAAATTTATGAAAGTATGATCATTTGCTAATGTTACATAAATTAGATATGCTATGTTTGCGAATAATAGGAGTGGCAAGATATATTTATCTATCAGTTCAATTTCAGAGAAGATACTAATCGTGATAAATATCATAGCTCCATAAATGAGTAGAAGTTTGTAATACCATCCCTTCAGTTTATATTCTGTTCTAGGAGTATTGAAGAAAGTATATGCCACGAATGGTATGAATAGTAAATACAGATTTAGGATGTTCATATATTACAAACAAGGTTTAAATCTATGATAAATGTAATCTATGATAAATGTAATAAACATGAATCAAAAACGAAAAAAGAGTAAACGAAGATCTTTACCGAAACAAAGAAAGGCGAAGAGATTACAGCTTCTTAAAGAAAAAGAGTTTACTGTTGCGCATTATGTAACAACTGTTCGCGAAGTATATGGTATCAAGGAACTACGAAAAAAATGGAATATAGAAAGTGGTCTTCAACATTTAAGAGAAGTTTCAATATATCAACCCTCTGGTATTAGTTTCACAATCGCGAATCTGAGCAGTAAAGATATAACAGTTCAGTACATGCATAATGGAGAATGGACAACACCGGAACCAGGTTCAGGAAAAGATAAATATCTTTGGTCAGATGTGCCCGGATCAAACAAATTCCCGAAAACAGATTATCCATCCATCAAACAATTAACCGCGCATTTTGATACTCAATGGCGAATAGTTTATGATGAAGACGGCGTTCAAAAAAAATTTCATTTTACGCTTATTCGTCCGAAAAATGAATCATTCAATAAACATATTGTATTTTTCACGGACAATAAAAAAATTAAGATTTCCGATGTATCCGAAAAACAATTGGAAACATTTATTGTGAATCAAGTAAATACAGGTAAAAAACTAAATATTGAAGCAGGTTTAAGAGCATCTTGGGCCACGAAATAATATGAAGAAGTGATTTAATCATCTGATAAGATATGATTTAGTTTGAGGGGCACATCGCGTAATTTCAAACATAAACCTTTTTACCAATCGCGGAAAAGCCCTGCGTGGCAAAGTTCTGCGGCCAGTCGGCGTTCCCGGCGGTTTCCACCTTCAACCCTGATTACTCCGATATATGGAATATTTTGTTCTTGAATAGCAGAATAAATATTCTGACGAATTTCTTTATTTGTTGGATTGGAAGGCGCCCTCATTTTACAATTTTCTTTTATATCCGAGACTTTAATCTTAAGCTTGCCCTTTCTATTATACGATAGGTTGGGTGGTAATAAGATAGAATCCATATTCAACTGTTTCATTATCATTTTCAAACAAACCCTATTAAATTGTCTCCTGCGCGCAATATTCCAGGCGACCATGGGGATTAAAATATCCAATTCTTTGAATCTTGAATTAAACTCTTTATTGACTTGCAAAAGATTATAATAAATGGGTCTCCAATTATTCGAACCTGGTCGCCATCTCCGACAGGCACACCACACATTCTCAATTATTATTATGATAATATCAAGAGGCATATCAATGAGTGTTGGATGTTTCATTTCAAAGGATCGGTGGATATTAGACCAAATATCTAATTTAAATGAAGAGATTCTAATAATGATTATTTCATTAGTATATTCTTTGTATTCTCTAAATCAAATTTTTTCGCTAAATGAGCATAATGAATCAACGCATCAATCATCTGATATAAGATAATCATTCATTAAAGTATCTTCAGAACTATTACTCAGGTCACTCATATCATCTGGTAGATCTGAAATATCTGCGAATTGAACGGGTGATTTACATTGTTCTAAGAACTCTTCATCCGTAGTGATTTCTCTGGTCATCAATTTGCTATGCACGAGAATAGAAACAATTTCGTGAATTTCATCTGTCATTTCCATATTCAATTGATAAGATTCATTTGTTTTCATATTAAAGAGTATGAATTTGCGAGGATCAAAATTACCGTGAATATACAGCCATGCATACAAAACCACTTGAATTTTATGCGTGATATCCAAACTGTCCGTGCACTTCAGTTCATAGATAGTATCCTTTGTCATAACATCAAATGCTCCACGAATTTTTATTTTTCCGTTTTCATGAGTAAAACTATGTTCCGCCCCAACCTCAAAATCAAGTTGAGCATCTTCTCCAAAAAGTTCATCCAACCGATTGTGTGTCCGTTCAATACAATGATCATCAAGCCAATCATATTGTTCAATCTGATTTAGATTGGATTCAATTCCGAGTTCCAATGTTTTTCCGATATTCGCTAATCTCAGAAATTCTTCTTTTTTGGAACACGGATTTTCTATGTCTTTGAGTGCTTTGAGAATTAATTTACTTCTATGCTTGTTTTCCATACCTTGTCGGGATATTTCCGCCTCGTACTTGCGAAACAGTGTAATTTTTCCAGTCTTTGTAAATTCATAGATGGCGGGAATCGCAATACCGTTAAGATCCGCAACACTTTCTTTAGTTTGACCATTAATTATATCATTGCGGATAGGAATTTTACCGTTTTCGGGTATTACAAGTTTAAAAAGACTGTTGATGATAGGAATCAATTGTAATTCAATCGCCTGACTCAAATAACGCGTCAGACGCGTAACAGGCATTTCGCGGTCATCATCTCTTTTATCACTTTTCTTTCGTGTGCCCATCGCATCTATATTCTTTCTTCCAGTAAAATCTTTGAAATCACAGTATGATTTCCTAGATAATTCACTCAACGGCATCTTGAAGAAAGGTAGTATCTTATTAGATGCTTGATGAACAATTACGAGTTTATGGGTCCCACGTGTAAGTGCCACATACAATGGTTCAGGGCAAACATCTCTGCTTTCCTCTTCTGAAGATCTGCCATATGCAGAATAATATGATTCATCGCACCCTAAAACAATTACTAATTTTCTTTCTCTACCCTTCGCACGATGATAAGTAGTCATAGTAATTTTTCCGCGCATATGTTCTTCGTTCAAACCTCCATCATCACCTGTTGGATGATATATCAAAATCTTTTGGCCATCGATTCTTTGATTCGCTAAATGCGCATTCAGCTTGTTGATGGGAGAATTAGGTGATGTTACCGATGGAGCAAGTATGAATATATCTTCATATGTATAACCCTTATGAATAAGTTGTCGGATCATTATGAATATTCTATCATAGAATGCGAAACGGAATGTATCATCAACCATGTATAAAACGCGACGACCCTCCTTAATCGTATTGATGCGTTGTTCTCCGAGTATAACTTCATTCATAAATTGAGACATTTGATTTGTGAGTCGGAAACTTGTTGTTAATTTAAGTTCTCTTAGAGGTGAACCATCACTTTCAAATAGCCGCGGTGATAATGTAAGAAATCGACTATCGGCCCCCTTGAATTTAAAAACTGCCTGTTTGTCATCGCCGATGATCAAGAATACAGGATTTAATTTGAAATCATCAATGAATTTAATGATGAATTTGTAATGCAAATGTGTCATATCTTGAGTTTCATCTAAGATAATTATGTCATAATTCTTTTCCGTCCCCTTAATAGGCGCGTGCTTACGACGAAGAATATTGAAGATATCCTCATCCTGTTTTGCTCCACGATCATAGAATTCCCGCGGAAGGGAGTTATAACTATGAACATCTATATTTGAAAGTCTTAAAGAACTCTTCTTTTTCCTAGCATCTGTTTTCAAATCGGAACTAAAGGTTAGCAAGAGCAATTCTTTATCCTTCAACAATTGAGCGATATAAAGAGATGTTGTAGTCTTCCCTGCGCCGGGGACAGCATTCACAAAGGTCGAATATCCTTTAAGGATCGCTTTAGCTATTTCTTGTTGTTCATCACTGAGTGATATATCATCACTCATGTTTAGTTAATAAAATGTGGCATTCTTTAAATCAAATTTTACAAAATTATGTCTTAGTCTTTCCCCCGTTCCGGGAACAGCATTCACAAATTGCAATGAGTGTTCTTTAATTATAAAATAAAATATTGCATATATATATAATGCCCGACGTAGTTGATGAAGATAATGGACCAGATAATGAAGCAGGAGGAGGTGATGTGGCGTCGGGTTCTGAAGGTAAAAATAGATTAGATAAAGAGTTTAAGGAAACTGCAACTAATATGGCGGTCGATACTTTAGGCATGGTGGGAAACACAACAAGTGCCGTCAAAGGTGTGATCGACGCGGGGGCGGGCGCTGCCGGCGCGATTGGGTTCGGGTTTCAGAGGATTTCTGAAAGCCAACGATCAAAACTAGATAAGGCCAAGGCTACTGCCCAGCACGACATAGCAAAGGAAGTATCCATAAGTGAGAGAGAAGCATACAATGAGGCTATAAAAACAGCAAGCGCAGCGAAGAAACTCCTCGAGAAGCAGCGAAAAAATCAAATAGCCGCCGTTAAGAACGCCAGCGCCGTAGCACAAAAAACACAAAATTTAATACAGCAGTATAATAGGGAAGCGTATGATGATGTAAAGAAGAGCGCGGTGAAGTTTCAGTTAAATGACGGAAGGGATTTCCAGATTCAATTTAAGAAAATTGAAAATAAAGATTTTGAAGGGGGGTCAACTGTGCCTCTTGCTGTGCTGAAAACAATGGAAGAGTTAAATAAAGAAATGTTTGAAGCATTTGGCAGAAATTTCAAAAACAAAGATTTTGTAATTGCCAGGCCTGATAAACAGGTTTTGTTTGAAAGCCTCCCGGGAAATGCTTCCGTCCCTCCTGTAGAATATTTAAGAGGATTTATGAAAAAAATCAGGGGGGAAACTCCGGTATTAAGAGAGGTCGGCGTTGTACCGAATGCTGGTGAATCTAACGAAGCCCGTATGACCGTGACGGGTGGTGGTAAAACGCAAAGGAAAAAAAGAATTTCTAAAAGGAAAAAAAGAATTTCTAAAAGGAAAAAAAGAATTTCTAAAAGGAAAAAAAGAATTTCTAAAAGGAAAAGATAACTTGTAAATGTATATCATTTCATTAATATTCCCGTTGCATTCTTTAAATCAAATTTTATATATATATAATTATAAATGAACAAGGTAATCGAAAAAATAATCAAATTGGCGGAAAGATTTCAACCCCCAAGTAAACTATTACCAAGCTCTTTCAGATTATTTATTGTTATCTGGTCACTAATTGTGTTGTACAGAGTAAACGGAAATAAAATACATATATTTCAGTCCATCGGTGTCGCGATATTCCCTGCATCCTTTATCGCGTATATAGCAACAGTTAGTCCACATTATTTGAATTTATTTGAACCTATAGAAGATATAAGTGATGAAAAACCCCAATTGGGATTCCTTGAAGAGATACAAACATTGAAACATCATCAGGTTGGCGTGTTATTAATATTTGCACCTATTTATTTATTAATAACATACCAGCTGAATAAAAAATTAATAAGTCATGATATTTTACCAATCTTCCGGAGTTTATCCTTAGCTTTGTGAGTTTAAACACTACCTGTCAGCTTCGGATGCTCCGCTTCTACTTCTTCTCGCCTGAAACAAGAAAACATCTTAGCTCCCAATCCAGACAAGCAAGTTACGCGGGTGTTCTTTTCTTTGGATTCCGAAGAATCTGAATCCTTAGAACTAGAAGATGATTTCAATTTCAAGTTCCCGAGTTGAACGAGTGGTTGAATTTCTTCAATGCTCTCCCGAATAGATGTCGTTCGAGAGTTATCATGCTTTGCGCGAGGACTCTGGCAATCAGCGCGATCCATTTTCTCTAAATTCTCTGGTTTATGAAATTTTCTTACTAAAGATTGATTGATCTTTAACATTAAGTGATATATGATCTCACAAGAACAAATCAAATTTATTTATATATATATTCTTTGATGAGATAATCATTTTGTTCCTAGATTATTCGCAAGGATAATTTCTTCCAATGATTGAATTCGTTTCTCCTGCTCTAGAAACAATCTTTCAAGACGTGTAATTTTATCTTCTTCTTTCCGAACCAAAATTCTGCCGATAAAGGAAAGAAGACCATCACATTGCAGGACAATTGTGATATATTCGGGATTTTCTGTTTCAAGACGCTGAATAATCTGAGAATTATCACCCTGCGCGGTTGAGCGAAGAATTACGAAGAACTTTCGAAAATCACTGTGAAAGTATTTACCCGTTTCCTTCCAAAACTTATCGGCTTCTGTTATTTCACGATAATATTTTACGTTTGTGCTGGTATTCTGAATTGAAATTTTGATTGTGTCATCATCAAATTGATAATCAAAGACATGTTCCTCTCGAGTCGGAACAGCCTGCGCCAAAACAGGAGCACCATCACATATCACACCATCTGGTTCAGGTTCAGGAATGGTTGCACTAGCAAACAATTGCGGGGATGGTGCGGGCACAGAAACTGCTGAAGCAGAAAGATTCTCCATTTTGTTCTTATAATATTTGTAATATGTTATTAATTCGGTGAACCAATTTGTGAGTATAATTGCTATCACCGAAAAGAAATAATAATTGTTAGTCATTTGAAATTCACAATATCAAATTTTTAATGAATTCAAAGAAATAGATTACATGGAGAATGAATATTATAAATTTGATTGCGTGAAAAATCCTTTCAATAAACACAAAATGAATCCTTTTGAAGGACTTCAAGTAGATGAGACAGATAATGAAATTCTCACAGATAAGCAACTCCGCAATATTAAAAAGAAATTGAAAAATAAAGAAAATAAATTAAAGACAAATCCTTCGCCGGAATTATATTCAGAAATCACAAAACTTAAAATCCTGATAAATGAATACGAAAATAAAGATGCAATCCCTAAAAGACCTCACCGTAAGAAAAGAAAAATGAAAGAAAAGACAGAGGATGAGTTCGATGAAGAAGCAATGAAAGATTATCGTTACAACAAAAAGCGAAAAGAACAAGAAAAAAAGAGGCGGGAACAGGAAAAAGAAAAGCAAGAAAAGCAAAGACAGGAAAGGCGTGAAAAGGAAAGGCGGGAGGAGGAAAGAAAGGAAAAAGAACAATATTGGAGAGAAAAACGATACTATCGGCGGAAGCTAAATGAAGGATTAAAATCAGATGTGTATTCAAAAGATTGTCCCGCAGACATAAAACACATCTATGAAAACTGGAATAAGTCGCATTGGAAGAAACTTCAAATTAAATATCATCCTGATAAAATTGGTGGGGATAGTAGTAAATGTGTAATCTTGAACAATATCAAGGATTATCACGAAAATTTATAAAGAAATGGATTAGAGACGAGGTTCATGAAAATGAATCTCGGGACCATTCGCGGTTTCGCTGAATGTGTAGTTTCTGCGATACCCAAATCTACAGAGATCCATTTCAGTCCATATCTTTTCCCATTGAATCTCTTGATGAATGTATTTACTGGGTGGGGTCCAGTAGTAATGAGACCAATCGGAATCCGTTTTGAAGATACCATAAGTATCAAGGATAGCATTGTAAAGAGTCACAAATTTCACATGCTTAATTTGAATGAAAGCACCATCTTTAGGATCGGGTGGATTTTGTTGACCGATCATCAGTTTAAGATTCATAATTCTATTCATTGTAATGATTCAAGATTTATGAAACAAAAATACTTTCGAATCAAATTTTATCCTTTTAAAAACAATCCCATCACAAATAGGAAATACAATTGATTCAGATCATCTTTAGAATCAAAAAATGTTTTTTCGTCATCCCGAGGTAATTCGGGACCAACATACCATTCACATAATTCCAGATAATTCAGTGAAAACCCTGAAATTAATTTCTTATATTCTTCATTTTTCTGCTGATAAATTCTTTCTTTTTCAGATAAAAAAGAATAATATTCCCTCTTGATCTTATCCTTTTCCAAGCTATCTACTTCTCCATCAATTGAATTGTATAAATTTTTTACGGTTTTACTTAATTTTTTTGTTTCTTTATCGAGATCTGTTTGTAGAGCTCTTAATCGTCTATCCATCTCATCCAAATCCATGTCTACCCTTATATTATCTTAGATTAATCTTCTGCGCCTCTAACGAATATTAACCGTGACCGTGTGCCGTGTAGCTACCGATGTATCCATTATCGCCGCTATCCCCACCCGGCCAACCGCCTTCGCAGAAATCATAGGAAGACTTCTCCAGGAGATTGAAGGAATCACATGAAATGAAATGATTCGTCGCGATTTCCCACTGAAGTTCATCACACGGTTCAGGACTAATATTCACTCCCTCGCACCCGATAGTGCGCCGCGGACCATGAACAGCACTGGCTGCTGGAGGAAAGAAGTCACATACGCGACCCCACCAAATATTGTCACGACAAGATTCCAATACCCCAGAACCGGAACCAGCGACAGCGGTTGCTGCTGCAGGAACGATAAAATACGTGTAAACATCTTCGTAACCAAGATCCTCAAAAACAAGCCACAGAGATCCCATGATAATGC